TTGCGCCCAATCCCGCCGTAGCCGGCAACTCGACCGCATTTACGATGGTCGACTCGATCCAGACCGGGTGCGTCGGGCAGAACGCCTTCGTGAACCTCGGCGTGGATGTCGGCGATGCGGTCTATTTGAGCCAGGACGGCATCCACTCGCTCGTCCAGTCGAAGGAATACGGCAACACCGCGAGCAACTATCTGTCGTGGCCGATCCGCAAGACGTTCGACTCGCTGAACCGATCGAGGCTCAAGTACGCGAGCGGGACGTACTGGCCCAACGAGGGGCTGGTGCTCTTCCTCGTGACGACGGGCTCGAGCTCGACCCACAACCTGATCCTGTGCATGGACATCAAGGACGCGACCGTACTCACGCACGAGACGGTGCGCTGGTACAAGTGGGACTTCAGCGGGATCAACCCGAACTTCATCACCGTTTCCCGTGGAACGGATGATGTCCCGTACGTCTATGTCGGGGATCTGTCGGGCCGCGTGATGCGATTCGGCCGAAACGTCTACAGCGATATGGACGCCGGGATTGCCTCGGACTTCATCACGAAGAACGACGACTACGACATGCCGTACAAGCAGAAGACGATCGGCGACACGTTCGTCGCGCTTCAGGGCAACGGCTCGTACAACATCAGCCACCAGCTCCTCCTCGACGACGGGCAGCGGCTCGGGCAGACGACGCTGGTTGCGTCCCCGGGCGGCGGCGCGCTCTGGGGTGGATTCAACTGGGGCGAGGCCGAGTGGGGCTCGAACGAGGCGACGATTCGCCATCGCGTGTCTTCGGTCGGCACGTCGCCCACGGTGGCTCACCGCTTCTCGCACTCGACGGCAAACCAGCCTTTCTGGATCTGTTCACTGACTCAAGAAGTCTTCGTGTCCGGCGCAACCGCCGACGCGCAAGCGAACCCGGTGGGATAAATGAGCTTCATTTCCAGAATCACTACTTTCGTGACCGGGACGACGGCGAGCGCGACCGAAGTCAATGCCGAGTTCGACAACATCCTGTCGACCGTGAACGGCAACCTCGACACGACGAACCTGTCGGGCTCGGCTGCGATCACGAACGCGCAGCTTGCCGACATCGCAATGTCGAAGGTTCTCGACCTCGCGGACGATATTGCAGCCTACTCGGCGACGACGAATCCGGGCGATACCGGAACCCCGAGCCTTCCCGCCACTCTCTCGCAGGAAATGGTCCGCCTTCGGTACCGGCTCGGCGCCAGCCGCGGCTACCTGACGAACGTCTACTACATGGACACCGGGTCGGCGACGGCGGCAGCGTGGTTTGAGCCGTGCATCGTCGGCCGGAACATGATCCAGAACCCTGGATTCGAGCTGCACACAGGGACGGCAACGCAGGCCCCGAACAGTTGGACTCTGGTTGGCACTCCGGCCGATGTGGTCATCGAGAACCCGAACGCGAACCACACCGAGATCGGCGTCGAGAAGCGGTCGCTGCGGATCCTGACGGATGCCAGCAACGAGGGCATCTCGTTCACGCTGAAGGGCCTCAAGACCGACACCAAGTACCTGATCGGCATGGCGTACTCGAGGACGGCGGGCGAGATCACGCTGTCTACGACCGGCGCCCTTGCGTCGGGCGACTACAGCAACATCTCGATCTCGGACTCGACGACCGCATCGACCGCCGTGACGATCACGCAGGGCATCGTCAAGCCGACGACGGCCCCGGGCGACATCACGGTTTCGATCACGGGTACGGCGACCGGCGCCGACTGGAACATCTTCGAGGTCTGGGCCTTCGAGCTCGCCGATGCCTATCCGCACGAGGTGCCGAGCATCCCGACCCGAACGGCCGTCTACTCGACGGCTGATGACACGCTGACGAACGCGGGCGCGGGTGCCTGGAGCAACCGATCCGGCCTTTCTCTTTCCCAGTACATCCCGTACGCCGGATACCGGCTTATGTACGAAGTCACGCTCTGCTTCAAGAGCACGACCGGCGGCGGTGGTACTGAGCAGACCGAGTACGCCTTCCGCATTCAGCAGACAATCGACGCCAACCCGGCGACGACGGTCGAAGGGCCGTACGCATGGCGAACCTGTTACTCGGGAAACAACGAGTTCAGCGGCGGGACTGTGACGCTCAGCTACATCGTCGACAACCCGACCCCCGGATCGACCTACGCCTTTACGACCGACGTGTACACCGAGGGGTCTGGCAACGGCGCCGGGACGATCATTTTTAATCCCACGGTAGCGACCGGGCTCGCCACGCAGTCTCGCGCCCGCCTCGTCGTGGAAAGGATCTAGCCATGGCATGGGGAGCAATCATCGGCGGCCTTCTTGGAGCGGGCGGGCAGGTCGCGGGTGGGCTGTTGGGCGGCGCAGCCGGCGGGCAGGGGAAGGGTGTTCAGTATGCCCCCGCCCTCGACTACGCCCTGCAAGCCACGCAGTTCGCCGGCCTGGACCCTCTTGGATTCGGGAACATCAACACGATCCCGGGTCCGTACCAGCAGCTCATTGCTCAGCTTCGCTCCAGTCCGATGGCAGACAAGACGCGCGCGAGAGTCATCAATGCGCTGACTGGGATCCGCAGCGATCCGTCGCTCTTGCTCGACCCCGGAGGTCAGAACTTTTCCCAAGAGCAGCTTGCCGGATTCTTGAGGGACCCCTCGACGATTCCGGAGGGGCGCCGGCTTGCCAAGAATAATATGTGGGACGACTGGAAGCGCACAGGAAAGTGGGGCGCCAGCGTTCTGAACACGCTTGAAAACCCAATCCCGATCAAGAACCTCGGTCGACTAGAGAAGGTGCTTCGAGAGCAGGGAATCACCTTTGACGACTTGAAGGGGATTCTCGAGCAAGATGATGCGTTCAAGAGCGACATGCAAAAGCTCAAGGACAACGGCCTCGACCGAATCCGCACGGACACCATTTTGAACCGCGCGAATGCGGCGGGAACGGCCGCTGAGCTTCTGGGTGGGGCCGCAGACTTCGCGCGAACGGGGCAGCCGGGCAACCCGCTGTCGCAGGATCTCTTCGCGCGCGACGAGCGGCAGCTCGAGGATCTCAAGAGCCGACTCGGCCTGATGGCGAACTTCGGCGGACTCAACCCCGCGACGATGTTCGAGAACCTGACGGACGCGAAGCTCGACCAGAACATCCGGCTCATCGAGCAGCAGCTCGGGATGTCCAACGCGATCCAGGCGGCGCTCAATCCGGCGACGGCAGCAGCGGCCGGGATTGCAAACAGCGGATCGCAGGCTTCGATGAACTCCGCGCAGATCGCGGCGCAGCAGGCTCAGGCGGCGGCGGCGCTGCGGAGTCAAGCTCAGATGACCTCTTCGAGCGCGCTGGCGAACGGCATTGCGGGCGGACTGGGTTCGCTGGGTAGCGCGATCGGGAACTACGCCTACCTCAGCCAGCTTGGCAACACCGGAACGAGTGGCCGGACCGCCGGGCTCGACTTCAGCGGCCCCGGATCGACCGGGAATCAGTACGCGACGCAGAACGCAAACAATCCATGGATGTCGGGTTTCTAACCATGCCCTTCCAAGGCAACGCAAACGCCGGTGCAGTTGACCCGACCCTCGTCAAGATGCTCTTCGATCAGAAGGCGCGTCGCGAGGAGATGGCGCTTCAAGACCAGATCGAGCAGGCGAAGTTTGCTCGGCAGATGGCAATCGACGCGAAGAACGAAGCACGCGCCGACGAGAAGCACAAGCTCGACATGCTGACGCTTCGCGCCGGCCTCGCGGACAAGCTCCGCGCGATGGCGCCCGATGTCGACACGGCGAGCCGTACCGCGCAGGACGTGACTTCAAAGAACTTCACCGAGCAAGACCTGATGGGCGACGGCGGCGGTCAGGACTTCGCGGGCATCGTCGCGCAGAACGATCCGACGACGTTCGATCAGGTGGGCCGGTCGAACATGGCCGAGGCCAACCTCGCGACCCAGCTTGCGCTCGGCTCAGACTTGCAGATGGCGATGGCGCCCGGAGCGGATCGCGGCATGGCGATCGACGCGACGCTGGGGGCTGGTCAGGCGGTGGAGGCGGATCGGGCGCGGACCGCCGAAATCGCTCTTGAGAAGACGACGGACGCGGAGAACCGGGCAGAGCGACGAGCAATGTCTGCCGAAGCTCGTGCTGAGCGTCGCGCGATCGCCGCGGAAGAGCGCGCACTCGCCAGGACTATCGCCGCCGAGCGCCGAGCGGCTGATAACGGTGGGCAGTGGGACACGGACGACCTAAACACGTTCCGAAAGGACCGCGAGGGCGAGCTCAAGGTCGCATTCGATACGTCCAAGGAGTGGCGACGCCTTGAGGCCACCAACCCGCGGAACGCGCTGGACGTGCTTGAAGTTCTTCAGCGGTGGCAGCGGAAGGTGGATCAGGGCGCGACCGTCCGAGAGGGAGACATCGACCTGATCCGATCGGTCGGCGCGTCCGGCGTGGAGAATGCGTTCTCCAGCGCCAAGGCGTTTTTCGACGAGAACGGACGCTTCCCTGATGGCTTCGGCGAGGAGCTGAAGCGGTCCTACGCATCCATGCTGCGCGACGATGACATTTCGACCCTTGAGAAGGCCGAGGCGATCGAGGACTACGCCGATCAAAACGGGTGGGACGAGGACGACCGCAATCGCGCGATCCCGTACCGCAAGCAGATCGAACAAGCACGCCAGCGAGTCAATGGGAACGGCCCGGCGGGTCAGGCAGACCCGGCTGCGGCAACGATCACACCGGCAGAGTTCAACAGGATTGCGAAAGAGCTATCCGCTGCAACGAGGATTCCGCTGAAAGACGTGCCCAACGAAATGGTCCTGAAGGCGTGGAAGACCCGTAACGCAGGACCCGGTATCCCGTTCCCGGCTGAACTCGGCGGGGGTAGGTGATGGCCTCCTACGAGGGCGTGCTCGAACTGCTCAAGAAGGAACAGGGGCCGGTTGAGCCTCCTGGCGTAGTTTCGTCCTTCAAGCGTGGCCTATACCGATCCCCCGCCGACGTGGACGCCATGGCGAACTTCATGCGCGGCCGGTCTGGTGACCGATTTAGCCAGCTTGGGAGCGGACTCACGTTCGACCAGTCGCTCGCTGAGGCGAGCGGAGTCCCCGAGCCGACGACCTACGCCGGTCGTGTCGCGGAGAGGCTGGGCCGAACGGCTCCGTTCGTGGCGGCAAGTATGCCCGCAATTGGCGCATCGGCTGCTTCTCCGCTTCTTGCGCTGCGAAACGAAGTAATCGGCGACGTGATGGCGTCGATGGCCGAGCAGGGCGCGGACGATATGGGTGCCGGGCCCGGCATCCAGATGGCCGCCGGGTTGGCGGCTGGGATCGTCGCTCCGGGGTCTGTCGGAGACGACACGGCTCGCCTGTCCAAGTCGTCCCGGGTCGTGACTGAGAGCGCATCGCCGTTTTCCAAAGAGATCACCGACGCAGCGACCGGGAAGGCAGAGGAACTAGCCAAGACGCTGAACGTAAAGATGGCATCGATGAAGCGCGCGTCTTCTGAAGCGAAGCGTCGAATGTCGTCTGATCCGTTCGGCAACGAGCAATTCCTTGTAAAAGGACGGGACAAGCTTGAGGAAGCCAAGCGCCTGTTTCCCGACAAGAGGTCAAGGCCGAGCACGGCCCAGATCCTCAACGACGAGCCCGCAGTAGTCGGGATGGAAGCAGCTCTCGCTCAGGTCGACGACGAGATGCGCCAGTCGTTGGCAGGACGGCGAAAGGTTGTCGTGGCCGATCTCGTGACGGAGTTCGAGAACCTTCTGCCGGAGGGATCGGCTGGCGGCGTCAATCTTCGAGCAAAGTCAGCATACGCGAACGCGAAGGCGGCAGAGCAGGCAGACTGGTCGGCTGTTCCGATGGCTCAGATGCCGACGATTGATGTTCGCGGCGCGAAAAGAATCGTTGCGGCGCTGAGGAGCGGGCCGCCCGAGGCGAGGAAGTACATCCCGTCCGAGGCGAAGTTCATCGAGACGATGCCGCACTACGCATCAGCCGAACGGGTTCAGGCACTCATGTCCGAACTTCTCGATTCGCAGCGTGCCGCTCGTGAGTTTGGAGCCGCCGACCACCTACGGCGCCGCGCCAAGAGGATTGGACCGATCATCACCGAGTTGAGGAAGCAGTTCGACGCAATCCCGGCCAACGAGGGCGGTGCCGAGTTTAGAAGGGCAAGGGAGTCGACCAGAAGGCTCCACGAACTCTTCGACCCAGAGGCCGAGGGGTTTGACGCGCTGGCAAATCTGACGGACGGCCGCTCGATGATTCGCAGAATCAAGTCCTCGTCGGATCCAGAGGGCGAGGCGGCGCGTGCCGTGCGGATTATGGATCAGGAACCCGGAGGGCGTGAAAACCTTGCCCGCGTCGCAATCGACGAGCTTTTCGACGAAGACCTCGGCGCGCGAACGCCCCGCTCGATCCTGATCGACATTCGACGCAAGCGACCCGTCTACTCGACAATCCTCGGCCCCGAACGGCTGGCGCTTTTTGAGAACCTTCTCACGAAGGCGCAGATGGCGAGGAACAACAAGGCCGGGACGACGGCTGCCGTTCACTCGACCGGATCCGGGATCGGCCCGGTGGACATTCTCTTCGGCGCAGCCGAATCCGTCGCTGAGCCAATTCAGGGCGCCAAGAAGCTCGCTCGATACATCGCCAAGTCAGCAGCTACCGACCGAGAGAAGAACGCGATTCTGCGCGAGGCGCTCTACGACTCGGAGTATTGGCAGACATTGATCGAGATGCCAGAGCCGAGAGCGGTAGCCAAGTGGATGGTCGACTGGGACACGATCGTTGCTCGTTCGAGGGCTCGCGAGGCCGCCAGGTCCGGCCTTCGGTCGGCTAATGCAAGCAGGGATGAGCAACGGTAAGCCATCCGCATGGAGATCACTACGATGAAACACATTCTCTTCTCTCTCGTTCTCGTCTTCCTGGCCGCGTCGCCAGGGTGGGCGAAGCCTTCCATGTCCGGGCCGAACTACATCGGCAGCGCGCAGACGATCACCTGGAAGTTCGACGCTACGACCGAGCCCACGCCTCTGTTTGGAGCAATGGGTTCCTGTCAGGCGACGTTCACTCGCGGCGGGTCGGACACGATCACGCTGTACCAGACGACTGCAAGCACGGCGACGGGTGGCGTCCAGCTCGGCGCGACATTCTCGACGACGACGACGAGTCCTCGAGAGCTCACGATCGGGCAGCCCAATCTCTACGCCGTCTCGAACGGCGCTTCGGGGGGTTCGACGCTGACCATCCTGTGCAGCCCGTTGAGTCTGGGTGGTGCGGGCGGCGGCGGCGACCCCGACCTCGACAACGATGGCGAGTACGACTGGGCCGTCCTGTGGGACGCCGATGGCGACGGCAGCGTGTGGCAGACGTGTACCGCGAAGGACATCCCCGATCCCGCGTGCAAGGCTGCGGGCGAGCGCGTCTACGTCGACTTGGCGGACGATCTGAACTGCGCCCTCTGGGACTGCGGCTATGGCTCAATGGAGCTGACGGGAACGATCTACTTGGAGGAGGGCGTCTACGTCAACTGGCCCTGTTACGACTACCAGCAGAGCGCGGGGTACAACGCTCGGGGTCCGGCGAACGACAACCTGCACGACTCGACCGCCGACGCCGCATGGCTCCATTGCCCAGCCACCCCCGACCCCGACACGACTCGGCGGTTCTACACGATCAACCTCATGGACTGGCAGGGGGAGATCATCGGGGCGGGGACTGACACCCGCGACCCGTCGACGACGACGGGCTACATCCGCGACCAAGGCACCTATCTCGTGGATGACCGAGGCCCGAGCTGGGAATCGGGAACGAACAGCGGCAACAACAACTGGTTTGGTCAGACGAGCTTTATTCGCGGCATCACGTTCGGCTTCCAGGGTCCGCACACCGCTTCCACTTCGGCGGGCGTTGCGTCTGGAGAATCTGCGGGCGACGGCGACTCGAAGGGGTACGGCACGGTCAGCGGCACGCAGACGATTGCGACGATCGAAGACAACGCCGGTATCTGCGTCGCGAACACGAGCGGCCTCGACACGCTCGTGGCTGGCGATCACCTCATCGTCTACGGCCAGAGCGGAACGCTCGGCGGTGGCTCCGCGACGGTGGCCTTTGCTGCCCGCGTGATGGACACGCCCTCCGTTTCGACCTGTAACGGCGCCGGCACTATCCGCGTCTTGCTCGGCGGCTTCTACGGCTACCTCGGAAACAACACCTCCTACGCTGGTGGCAGCATCCCGTACGCCTACACGTTTCTCAACGGCAACGCAGTTACCGCGGCACGGTCTGACTACTTCGACACGTCCGCGCGCATCTCGAATATGAACATCGAACCGCAGGACTACTGGGCCGAGCCGAGTGGCGACTGCTCCGAGCAGATGGACTTTGCCGACGCGACAGAGCGAGGTTGGACGGCTGCGCTCGACGGAGACTCGACCAACGCAGATATCGACTGCGACACCAACCCGCTGCTTGGCCTATACGGCGGCGGAGCCCCCGTCATCGAGGACGTGGTAATCCGAAGCTGGCACCAGTACGCGATCGACGGAGATTCCAACGCGGGCTATCCGCTGGTCCGGCGCACCCGGTTCCTCTACGGCCGAGGTGGCCCGATTCTCGACGCAGGCACCGGGTGGCGGATGCACGACATCGAGATCCGGGACACCACCTTTGCAAGCCTTGGTATCTCGACATACGGGCCGGGTCTGGAGGGGCGGGATATCCGGGCGATCAACTCGTCGGGCGAAACGCTCATCAACTTCACCGATGTCTCGGTGGGCAACCTGTTTGACAACATCAAGATCGAGGGCGGGTCGATCCTGCACGCCCTCAAGTTCACTTGCGGCGCGCGTCGCAACACAATCCGAAACCTGACGATCGAAGGGACGCTCGGCATCGGCGCGGGCGTCGTTCTGTCCAGAAACGGGACGGTCGCTTGGTTCGACTGCGCGGACGTGAATACCCCGATCGAGCAGAACGTGATCGACGGGTTCGACACGACGGGCGTCCGAATGGCGCAGCAGTTGGCGGGTAACGTGACCGCGGCCATCGCGCTGAACACGAGTCCCACGATTGCCGCTCCGAAGTCTGCCTCGATCGTGCGGAACCACTTCACGAACGGACGGATCAAGGCGACGAAGAGCGCCTATGATGCCTGCCTGTTCGCAGCGATCGACACGGACGTGACCGCTGCCCCGAACGACCGTACCGGCTTGACGCCTGACGACTTCTCTCACGAGGATGTGCTCGCGCTCAACTCGTTCATGGGGAACAGCGCAGACAGCTCGGGCGGTGGCGGAGGCGTGGCTCACGTCTACTGCGGGTGCAACGTCAACGCGGGCGGTACGCCGGCCGGGTATGGGACCTGCACGGCCACGGTCGGGAACGGGTCGGGCATCGGTGCGAACGCTCGAGGCTGCCTGAACTTTGATGGAACCGCGGCACCGAGCCCCGGCGAGACGTGCTCGTGAGGTTGGCCGTCCTTCTCGCGCTGTTGCTGGCCGTACCGGCCTCGGCGATCGAGGGGCGCTTCCCGCGTGCGGGGCCGTCTGCGCCGCCCGTCGATGTCGTCGAGGACCCGTGGGTGGACTGCTCGAAGCTGCCTGATCCGGCCTTTACGCCGGTCGACGTAACGAGCGCATCGGACCTTCATACGGTCGCGATGGCCAACTGCGGGTCGGGCTGCATCCTTGAGCTTGCGCCTGGGACGTACACGGACACCAACGTCATCTTCGGAGAAACGGCGATCAAAGGTGACTCGGTGGCTCCGAGCGGAGAGGTGGTCATTCGGGGGGCCGACCGAAACAACCCGCCCGTTCTGCGGGCCGAACTCGGCGTCAACGCTGCGATCATCCACGCGAGGAACATCACGCCGCGGATCAGGCTGGAAGACGTGATCCTCGATGGCCGGCGATCGGAGCAGACTACGGGGGCACGAACGGCTTGCACGGATACGACGCCGAACAACGGCATCTGCGACACGGGTAGCCAGACTTCTACATTCGCGGGCGGCTTCAACACTCGGAACACGGGGGCAGGGACGACGCGGAGCTGCCTGCTTCGGGTTCAGGTGCGAGACACAGTGACGACCGGCATTCAGCTTAGCCAGCCGTTCGTGTCCACCGTTCAGGACTCCAGCGTCACCAGAGCCGGCTGCACGGTTGCCCTCTGTACCCCGCTCGCTGTCCCGCTGGATGCGACCACCAACTCGATCACGAAGACAGCGCAGGGTGTTCAGCTCGTCGGCGGGTCGGACTCGGCGGTCGTCAACACGACCATCTCGGACGTGACCAAGATCGGAATCGAGTGCTTCACGAACTCCCGGCGCTGCCAGTTTCACGACAACACCGTCACGGGGGCTGGGATTGCGGGCATCGTCTTCAACGAGGGCGACGGAACGGCAAGCGGGAACACGATCGACGACACCGGCTTCACCTACGCCCAAAACACCACCTCCGACAACGTGGGGCAGGGAATCCAGGTCACGAACGGAAACACCTACGCGGCGTCGAAGTTCACGACCCGAATCGAAGGCAACACGATCGAAGACGCATGGGGATCCGGCATCCAGATCGGTCTGGCCGGCACGACCTACAACGACATGCGGGTGGATCTGACGCGCAACATCGTTCGCGGCGCGTGCAACGGAACGACCCGGGCTGACTCGGCCGGCATCGAGCTTGGTGACTCGACCTACGACATCGCGCAGATCACGGCGTCCTACAACTCGAACACAGGTGATTCGTGCGTCGATGGGATGCGGGTCCGCAACGTTCGCACGCACCGGAACGACTTCAATGGGACGCAGAACGGCTTCGAGGTCGACGACGTGGACGAGTTCCAGGGTCGGGACCTCGACGTGGTGGGCAACATCGACATCGACGCGGACTCCAAGGGCTTCATCCAGCGATGCACCGTCTCGGGGGTGGTGCTTGGGTCGGATGGCGTCCAGCGGCCGAGCTGCGGCGAGACGCCTGCGGATGTGATGGAAACGGACTGGGACGCGCTCGTCTGGGACACGGACGAATGGGGGTGAGCATGATTCGCTTGGTTCTTCTTCTGGCGCTCCTGCCCTCATTGGCATGGGGCAGTTCGTACACGATCACCAACACGTTCACGGCCGGGACGACTGCGGTCGCGTCGCAGGTCAACGCGAACTTCACCGCCGCGAAGACGGCGATCGACGACAACGACGCCCGGCTTGATGCGATCCTCGCGACCGACACCTGTACCTCGGCGCCCTGTGCGTTGACTGCGGGGACGACGATCGACAGCGTGGAGATCGTGCTCGATACCGACATCGGCTCGACCGTGCAGGCGTACGACGCGGACCTTGCGGACCTCGCAGACGGGAGCTTGTCCGGGTCGAAGATCGGGACGGGGCTCGACATCACGACGGCGACGGCGGGCACGCTGGCGACGGCCCGGATGGCTTCAGGCGCGACGCTCGATACCGAGTGGGACACGGCGGCGGAGATCAACGCGGCGACTACCGATATCGACTTCGTGCTGACTGCGGGTACGCAGAGCGTGGTGACGACCGGGACCATTCAGGGCGCGACTTCCATCGGCCTAGACGGCGGATCGTCTTCGACGCTCGTAGCCGCTCAGATGCTCGGAACGTTCTACTACTACAGCGGAGCAAGCGGCATGGATGTCACGCTTCCAAGCGTGTCCGCGGGGCTTCAGTCCTGCTTCTACGACGCGAACGGTGGCGGCGTCATCGTTCTCGATGCGGCGGCGGGCGATCAGATCGTGCTTGACGGCGTGGGGGTCGGCACGGCGGACGCGATCGACTCGGCCGGCAACCTCGGCGACTTCATCTGCCTGCTCGGAGTCAACGACTCGACGTGGATCAACCTCGGTCGCTCGGGAACCTGGGTTGACGGGGGTGCCGACTGATGCTGCGCTGGCTGCTCACTCTCGCGTTCATCGGCCCGATTTTCATCTCGGGCGGCAACCAGACGACCGGCACGCCTCCGGCGGACACGTTCGTCACGCTCGCGGAGTCGACGACGTTCGGGCCGGGCGGCACGATCGCAGACCTGACGGGTCGGTTCGCGTACCCGGAATACATCCCGCCGAAGACGGACTGGACCGGATGGACGGATGACACTTCGCTCAAAGACGGCGGGTGCAGCGCAGACGACTCGACTTGGAACACGTTCAAGACCCTGACGACGACCGTCGCCGATTACACGCGAATCTGGTTGCCGGACGACTGCAAGATTCTCGCATTCATCACGCCTACGACTGGCGGCGGGTCTGGCGATCTTGTCATTCCCGGCAGCCATGACGGACTCGCGATCTACTGCGAAGACCCCGACGTTTGCGGGTTCGAGCTTCGCTACGACACGAGCGGATCGCCCCAGTGGGACTACACGGCCGGCGCCGCCAACGCCGCCCAGCTCAAGAACTGGCTTATCAGCGTCGGAAGCTCGCAGAGCCCGGTTGAGCAGTCGTGCACTTGGACCGGCGGGTACGACACCGGAACGAAGAAGCTGGAGCTCGGATGCTCGGTCGCCACGTCGGGCGATAATACCTGGGCCGCGGGCGACATCGTTCGGCTGACGGTCGACCCGATTGAGGGCTTCGGTTCGGCAAACTTCAACGTCGTGGCTGAGGTGACTTGCGTAGACGGTTCGACGTCTGGCACGTCGGATCGGGCCGGAACGGACTGCACGGAACTGACGGGTGACAACCAGATCCAGATCAACAACCCGCTGCCCATGGACTACAACCCGACGGCGTACTTCTGGGGCGCTAACGCGGGGACAAACTTCACCAACTGCACAAGTCAGGCTAGCTGCGGCAGCACGCAAGTCACGGACACCTACGCCGAAACCGACGGGCATACCGTCGCGCAGATCGAGCAGAAAAGCGGCACCGACCAGACGGACGAGATTGCCGAGGACATCTACTTCGTAGGCGTCGGGTGGGGCCTGTACCCGGAGTACATCGGCGGCGCCTACGTCCGGGTGCTCGACGGGTTCAACGTCCAGTTCTACCGCAACGACTTCGATGCTCGCGTCGGCGCCCAGAACGTCATCACGACGGGCGGATCGGGCCCCGGCGAGGCTAGCCATGTCTCGATCCACTCCAGTGACTTCTCGAACGGATCGTTCAAGACGACGTGCTACGCCGAGATTACCGGCATTGCGATCACGGATGCCAATACCCTGACGATTACCTACGACAACTCATCGACGTGCAACTTCTCCAACGCTGGGGGCGATGACTCTGCCGCGTTCACGACCGACGTTGATGAGCCGAAGCTGGCCGGGAAGTCGATGGTCAAAACGGCCAGCGTCTTTGTCAGTACGACGCCCGCGCGCCGATCGTTCACGGTAGACCTAGACACGACGACTGGCGTTAATGAGTGCGCCGAGGGTACGGGCGATCCCTGCGAGGGCATCGCGATCGACCTCGATAAGTACGACAACGCGATGGTCTACTGCAATAACCGTTCGTCGAACGTGCAGCTTGTCAACAATGTCTTCTACAACTCGACGCAAAGCCAGATCGTGCAGAGCGGGTGCTCGCAGTACGTTTTCGTGAACAACTACACGACGAAAGATACGACTTTCCGCGCTGGCAGAGGCCCGTTCCATCACGGGAACGCTGGCGCGCCGGGGCACATCTTCGAGGGCAATGACAGCTCACACAGCTTCCAGCCGTTCGACGGGTCTAACCGACGGCCGACCGACAACGGTGAGGGCGTTGCCCATACCTACTTCAAGAATCGGTGCCGAGAGGTCGCTACCGACTCGCCTGCCACGGGTGGCTACACGACAAGCGGGACGTGTTTCACGAACAGCTCCACGGCCCAGATGGGCGCGTCGAACGAAGACTGGTCGATCTTGCTCAACGCCGGCAAGGAGATGGTTTCGGGGACCATGGACAACGCCCGAAACTACGACTCCAGCGGATACCCGACCACTACGGCAGCGCCGCACAACATCTATCGAATGTGGTGGTATCGCAATCGCTGCACCGGATCAGGCTGCAACCAGGACGACAACTTCGATGCGGTGAACACGTCGACCGTTCGAGACAACTCCGCGACCGATCAGGACGAAAGCGCGACGGTTCCGGCTGGGTGGTCGGCCGAGATCGGTGAGGAGCCTACTTCGCTGTTCTTCACTGAAAAGCCCGAGTTCTGGTGCAATGAGTCGTTTACGTTCGGTGAAATCGGATCCTACTACGACAACTTCTCGGGCACGCTCGGCAAGCTCCCCGCCCAGATCCGATACGAAGGCACGACCTGCACGCTGCCGTAGGAGACGACGATGCCCGAGAAGACGGTGAAGTTTTACAGCGCCGAGCCCGTCCAGATGGAATGGAGCCGGGACGGTGTGACGTGGACTCGGGTCGCGCACTACGACGAGGCGCCGGCCGAAGGCTGCAAGCAGGCCAAGGTGAACGTCGAGAGCGGTTGGATTCGGGCCAAATACCTGCTCGGGCACCCGGAGAACTACGGCACCGTGTCGAACGCGATTGCGGTGCCTGAGCCCCTGTCGGTCGGTTTGTTGGCGGGTGCACTTGCGCTGTGCGCGCTGGGGAGACGGCGACGTGCCCGCTGATCCCGAAACCATGCAGGCGATCTACGCGCTCGGAGAGAACCTGCGCAACGCGGTCGACGCACGCCTGAACGCTCACAAAGAGCAGGCCGACGAGGCACGGCAGCGCATCCATGAGCGGATCGAATCGCACGCGCGCGAGTCTCGAGATCAGCTCACGAAGAGCACCTCGGAGCTGCGCGGCGCGATGACCGTCCTCGGGACGCAGGTGACGGACCTCAGCGCGAGGTTCGGCGCGCACGAGAAGGCGGACGAGCGCGAGTTCCAGAGGGTCGACGCGCAGGTCAAGAGTGCGGCCGGGAAGCGGCACGGGTACGTCCAGGCGGCGGTCGCTGCGGCCTTCGGCGGGATCGCGGGCTGGCTGTCTCGGACGTTTGGGGGTGCCCCGTGATCCATCTGGACCTGTTCCGACGCTGGTTCGATCCAGACCGAACGCTTGGGGAGCTCTGGATTCACGGTGCTGAGTTCGTCGCCTACACGCTGGAGCCGGGGTGGATCGACAAGGAGCATCCGAACGTCGAGCCCGGGGAGTACCGACTCGTCCCGCACAACGGGCCGCGTTTCCAAAACACATGGGCTCTGGTCGGCGATGGGGTGGCCCACTACCCGACGCCGGGCGTTGCCCGGTCAACGGTCCTCTTCCACTCGGGTAACACCGACGACGAGACGAAGGGGTGCATTTTGCTCGGAACGTCGATCGGCCGCGTGAAGGGCGAGACGGGCGTGCTGTCCAGCGTGGCGGCAATGAGCAGGCTTCGGCAGATCATCGGGACGCAATCGGCGGTGCTGACGATCTGGGATGAGTAACCAAATGCCCGGGTGTTGATGTTCGGGCGCTACTGGGGGTGTGACGTGGACAAGATTCTGGACGTGTTCAAGGGCAACCGGACCTACATCCTCGCGGCGGCGGGCGCCCTCGTGCAGGGCCTCGTCTTCGCGGGCGTGCTGACGCAGGAGCAGGCGACCCCGATTCTGGGCTTCCTCGGCTTCGGCGCGGCGGCGACGCTGCGGGCCGCGGTGAAGTGACCACCGAGCTGGTCATGGGGCTCGTCGCCCTTGTCGTGGCCCTCGTGGGTGGCGGCTACGGGTGGCAGCAGATCAAAAGCCACGGCGCCGAGATCGAGCGGCGCAAAGAGGCCGAGGGGGACGCCCATGCAGCGGAGAAACGAGCCGAGCGGGCCGAGACGCCACCCGCGAGCAAGCGGGAAGCTCGTCGCATTCTGCGCGATCGCCTTGAGCGCCTGCGCCGCCGGATGTGTGACTAGATCGGTCGTCTGGAGTGAGTGCCCGGCGCCCAATCCCGTCGAGGCGCAGGACATCAGCGAGTGGCTGATCGAGGAGCCGGCGCGTCCTGGGCAGGACTGGGTGGCCCGAGTCATCGGCCACATCTACGCCGAGGATCTGCGGGAGGTGCGCGGCGATGAGTAGGCCCCTCTCCGAGCGCGTGAAAGACTGGCGCTGGTGGCTCGACCAACTCCTACACGTCGCCATCGGGGGCGTGGCGGCTGCCGCCGTAGCTGTGCCTATCGCAGCCGTGGGCGCCGTGTGCGCGGCGCTGTGGCTCGGGACCGTCCGAGAGTTCGACCAGCGGCCCGTCGCGTCCTGGGGCGACCTAGCGGCCGACATGGCGTTCACCGTGCTCGGCGGCCTGGCGGTCGGGCTCATCATCTGGGGGGTGGCGTAGTGCCGAAGCCGGCCAAGTGTCCGACGGTCGACGAGATCCTGGCGAGCGTCCCGACCCAGCGGTGCCCGGGGCTGCTGGACCGATGGCTCGACGCTGACCCGGCGAGAGCGGGGCGGTTCTTCGATCTCATGGAGCGGGGCAGGGCGACGGGACGGTCTATGGCGAAGCTCGTCGCGGCCTGGAATGCCCACCACACCGGCGAGGATCTGTGCCCCGTCAAGTACGAGCAGGTCCGACTCAAGGTGATGGAGCGGGCGAGTGGCAAAGCCCGGAGCTGACGAGATCCTCGAGGCCGTGGAGCGGGACGAGGCCGAGAAGGTCGCCGCCCGGGCTGCCCATCGTCACCGCCGCACCGTGGCCGACCTGCGGGCCGAGAACCGCGAGCTCAACGCCACGATCGACGCGCTTGAGGAGGACATCGCGACTCTCGAGGCCCTGCGCGCGAAGCCGAAGGCGGTGAAGCCCATGCCGCTAGCCAAGCGCAGCCGGGGCGGGAAGCTGCCGGCGGCGTTCGTGGCGCTGGCATCCGATTGGCACACCTGCGAGATCGTGACGGCGCGGCAGACGGGCGGGCGCAACGTCCACAATCAGGAGATCGGAACCGAGCGGGCTTGGAGGTGGGCCAAGGGCCTCGTCCGTATGTGCAAGGACGAGCAGGCGCGGGCGGACGTGCGGACGCTTGTGGTCTGGCTCGGCGGCGATTTCCTCGTCAACGACGGGCTGCACTACAAGAGCGAGCGGGCGTGCCACATCTCGCCGCCCGACGAGGCTCGGTTCATCCGGGATCTTCTCGCGCAGATCATCATCTACCTGCGGAGCGAGCTCGACGTGCCCCGCATCGTCATCCCGACGAGCTGGGGGAACCATGACCGAAGCACCGAGAAGATGGTCCCCGGTCATGCGGGTGACTACTCGCACATCCAGCCCGTCTACCGGGACCTCGCCGCTTGGTTTGCCGGAAACCGCACGATCGATTTTCGGATCGGCGAAGCAGAGTGGAACACGCTGGACATCCATGGCTATCCGATCCTCTTTCACCATGGGCACCGGGTCAACTACAAGCGCGGCGCGGGAGGGCCAGGCGTCCCATTCCTGCGGATGTTCCCCGACTTGAAGACCGACTACGACTTCAGGACGGCTGTGATTGGTCACTACCACCAGCGGGGCATGTACCGCTCCGGGCAGGCGTTCACGAACGGGTCCCTCGTCGGCCCGAACGGGTTCTCGAAGGACTTCGCGCTGGCATCCGAGTCCCCGAGCCAGGTGGCGTTCCTGATCGACCTCGAGCGGCTGGAGATCAGCAACTACTTTGCGATTTGGGGCGAATGATGCCCCGCGCGCGGAACCGATGGCAGCGGGCGGTGCAGGTGCTCCGGTGGCTCAAAGACGAGTTCAACCTCCCGGCCGACCTGCGCTTCGAGGTCGTCGAGTCGATCGACGGAGACGAGGTGCTAGGCTGCGTCACCGAAGCCGATGGGCGGCTCGTCGTGAGCCTGTCTGCGAAGATGTGCCGCAGCGTGAACGAGGCCGTCGAGGTCTGCATCCACGAAGCGGCCCATGTCAAGCTGTGGGACAAGGGGCTCGGCCACCTTCACGGCCCGAAGTTCTGGACGACGTTCGGCCGGATGATGGATGCGTTCGACCATCACGGGCACTTGGATTCACGATCTTACCCGATGGAGTAGCTGATGGACTTTGACGAGCGGCGGCGGGCGAAGTGGGCAGCGGGCAGGGCGGAGCGAGGGCTCACGCCGGACGATCCTTTTCACGGGAACCCCGTGCTCGAAGCCCTGGGCGAGACGCCCGACCTCGCCAACTACATCGAGCAGTCGATCCACGAGGGGCGCATCCCTGAGGACGTCGGCCGCGAGCTGATCAGCCAAGTGGCGTCGATGGACATGGCGATCTCGCTCTATCGCTGAGCCGTGTCCGAGATGTTTCCAGATGCCTATAGATGCAGGAAGACGTATCCGAACCGGGTACAAAGTCTGCTCTATTAACAGAACGTTTCAATAGCTACGTCGAGCACTTACTAGCCGAGTTGCCGATCGGCTGTATCACCTTCCCAAGCTGATAGTCACTGGGCGTCCCACACGAGGCCGCGAATCGTTTCGGCGTCGACAGGCTGGCCGCCAGTTCGCGGATCGCGGTACGCCAAGAGGTCGTTCGGAGGCGGCGACAGCTCGCCCTCGAGTCCGGCCAGCCCGATCGACTCGACGATCCACATCGTCCAGTCCGTGAGCTTGAACCACTCGCCCAGCGCTCGAGATCGGCGAGGGAATAGCCGGTGGATCCGCTTGTCGAAGTTCTGGTGGGGGCACTCGAACTTTCGGACGAGCGTGAGGGGCCGCGGCGAGCCGACCTGGATCCCGTCAAGCCGGCGCTCGGGGTTCCTCGAGTAGCCGATCTTGATCGGGTCCCCGGACTCGTGCCGCTTGAACATCACGATGTAGACGAAGTGGCCGGCGGGATCGGCCTTCGCGGCCTCGAGGGCGTCGCGGACGGACCGGAGTTCGGCGACGTAGCTGGCGAGGGAGTCGAAGTTCGTCGGGAACGCCCCGACGTCGAGGATGCCCGTCCGCTCGTATGCCTCCCGGCGCTCCCGGCTCTGCTGCCGGGCGACATCGTAGAGCGTCTGGCGCTTCGGCTTCTTCTTTCGGATGGCCATCCTCCGAGTCACCCCGGAGTCACCCGGGCAGGGATCGCCATTTTCTGTCCGTTTCTGGCTTCTCGTGCCGTTTAAACGGCTCCCGAGGCTGTCTGAATGGTGCGGCGAAGAAGACTCGAACTTCTCCGCCCGGTCCGTATCCGCTCGTCCGATCAACGCTTTTTCTCATCGATCTCTCGAATCACCCCGGCGTCACCCGAGCGGGCCCGACCGACCATCGCGTCGAGCCGGGCCACGACCGCGCCTCGCCGCACATCCCGCGCCTCGTCGTAGTGCTCGAGCATCGCCGAGCTCGTCCAGCGGCATTGATCGACGATCTCCTCGATCGAGATCCCCGCGTCCCGGAGCGCCGACACCTGGGTGTGCTTCATCGCGCGATAGACCGGCACCCAGGGAATCCCGGCCCGCTTGGTCGCCGTCTCCCACGTCCCCCTGATCGCATCGTCCGAGAAGATCCCGCCGCCGGCCCGCGCGTCGGGGTTCCGAAAGAGCGGGGCATCCGCGTTGAACCGCGCCCCGGTGCATTGCTTGTCGATCAGGGCCGCGACCCATTCCGGGAGCTCGTACGTGCCCGTCTCGCCGGTCTTCGTCGTCGGGGCGATCTCCGCCGCGCCCGACTTCGATTCGGCGCTCCTGCGGATCGTGAGCCGCGGCCTGACCCAATCCTCGCCGAGCACGCCCCGGACTTCGGTCGGGCGGGCCTGGGTGTAGAACAGGACCCAGAAAAGCGGCTGCCGGTCCTCGGGGATCGCGTCGATCGCGCGCACGACCTGGGCCAGCGTGAGCCGGTTCTCCGCAGCCCTGCGCCCGACGTTCCGCCGCTTCGCCGTGATCGCCGTCGGCATCGAGGGCCAATCCGGCGCGGGAAAGTCTCGGCGGGTCGTCCGATACCAGGAGACCACGGCCCGGAAGGCGGCGAAGAAGTTCCGCGCCTCCTGATCGCTCTGAAGCCCTCGGCCACCCTGCTCGACCGGCATCCGAAACCAACCCTTGAGCCGGCGAAGGGTGTCGGCCCGCGTGAGCTCGGCAATCGTCATCCCCGCATAGAACGGCCGCCCGCGCCGAAGAATGGCCCGATACGCGGCCAGCGTCCGGGGCCGGATCAACTGCCCGGTTCGCTCGCTCGGGGTCATCCCGGCGGCCTCGAGGAAGCGGTCGACGACGTCGGTCGCTTTGTGGGTCCGGCTGCGGTCACCCCGGAACCGGGCGATCGCGTCGGAGAGCGGCATGTGGGCGGCGTCCTGGCAGATCCGTTGCCGAACGCTCTCGGCCGCGGACTCGCTCTCGAATGCGCGCCCGGAGAAGGTCCAGAGATAGCGGTCCGTCCCTCGGAGCTCCGGGGAGAAATCAAGGACTATCCGCCCCCGGCGACGCGTGACCCTTCCGACGTTCGGCACGGCGAGGAGCATGGCGCGACGATCGTCGTCCGCCATTCGCTCTACGATCGCCTGCGCCGCGGTGGTCATCTCGTCAGCCTTCCGGAGAGCTAGCGCCAGGGGGCGGAGCGGGCAGTCACAGATCCACCCTTTCCGCCTTCGCCGTGTCAACCGTGCGCCATTCGGGACGCGGCCCAAGGACCTCGCGCAGCGCGCGGGCGACGATGCGATCCCGATCCTTCGGCATGTCCCCCGACTTCCAAGCCTCCTCGTGGTCGAGCCATCCATCTTCGACGAGAGTTTCCTCCGCACTCTCGACGCCCCAGACGAGCAGGTGGTCGGCGAGCGCATCCCAGAAAGCATCGTCGTCGTCCAGCTCAGCATCGACAGGCGCGATCCAGATCACCTGAACGTCGCCTTCGATGCCCATGCCCCAGTCGCGCGCCTGACGGATCGCGTCCTCACGGTCCTCGCACGCGGACCAGCGTTCGGCGTGTTGATCCGTCGCCCAGTAGAGCTTTGCCATCCCCTACCCCTCCTCTCCCACGCGCTCACTCATCGCCCTTCGCCTCCGCCTGCCGCAGCGCGGCGAGCCTCCGATACTTCTCGTCCGTGTCGTGCCCGTCCCACTTTCCGGTGTACGGAGGCAGACCGTCAAACAGGTGCGCGTGCGCGTCGTTGAAGTGCCACGAGACTTGCCCCGTCGGCAGGTCGATGTAGACGCACCCGTGCCAGTCCTCAGACCAGCCCTCGATGGCGGTTCGGGCGATACCACTCGGGAAGCACTTCGCCAGCGCGGCGACGACGCGGTTTCGCTCCAGGTAGGCAGCGTCCTTTCGCTCGCGCAGATCGCGAACCTCAGCGGCGAGCGCCGCAATCAGGTGGGCCTCGGAAAGGTGGTACTCCCTCACGGCGCGATCAAAGTTGTTGAATTCGTGAGCGTGGTTCCGCGCCCTCTCCAGCACGTCTTGATCCGTCATCGCGTCGCCTCCTCAGCCTGCCGCAGCGCGGCGAGAATGCCGGCGGGCGTGCCATCGCACGGAACATTTGATCCTGAACTCGGCCCTGTGCCGAAGTGAAGTCGGTTTGTCGCGGATGAATGCCATGCGTCGAATTCGATTGCCCAAACCGCCAACCGCTCCGCCTCTGCGCGGGCGGCGCGTTCTTTCAGGCACTCATTCGTCCGATCATGCTGTTCCTCGAATGCACGCTTCGCTGATTCGCGTAGCTCCTTGCACTTCGCCTCGCTCGCGGCGAGCTGGGATTCGATTTTCAGATAGGCGGCTTCAGTCACCCAATTCGTAACGTCTTGATCTCCGTGCCCGAAACACCGCTTTTTGCAGTATTCCTCCTCGCGAGACAGCATGGCCGCGCACTTCGCCTCGCTCGCGGCGAGCTGGTCCGTCTGCTCCCCGATCAGGTGCTTCAGCGCGCCGATCGTCGTCTCGGCTTCGGCGATGCGGGCTTCGAGTCGTGCAATCTCTTCGGCGTCGGCGCGGAGGCGGCGAGCGGCGAGAATGCAACCCTCAGCGCCGGCATACTGGCCCTGCCGCGCAAGCGTGCTGCACAGCACATCCAACACGCACGCCGCATCCTCGTTGTCGGGAATCTCGATGTCCATCACTCACCTTTCATCGCGAGCAGGAATGCAACGAGCTGCGGAACGTCGTCGTAGTCAATCCAGATCGGATCGCCCTCTTCGGACACCGAGAATCTGAACTGTGACTCGGTGGTTTCCACGACCATCGTGCATTCGTCCGCAGCCGTAAATACGATCCGTGCGATATCTCTCGACATGCTTTTCTCCTCAAGTGCGGCGGACGACTACGCGCGAAGGATGCCCCTCCCGGGCCACGCGCAGTCTTGGGTCTGGAACCCGCCGCTATCCCAGGAAGGAGCCCGGGAGGGTTCCTCAATCATCAAACTCCACGCCGGCCACCGCGGACCAGCACCACGCATTGCGCGAACACCACTTGCAATGCGCGCAATATTGGCTCTTCGCTTCCTTCGGCCTCGGCACGATCTCGTCCGACTCGACCACGAGTCGCGCCTTGGCTTCAAGCTCGGCGTACCGCTCGGGATCGAACCGAACCATCTCGCACCACAGCTCGGACGTGTCCTTGTTGAGCACGATCGCGAGGCAGTCGCGGAGCGTGTCGTTACTCGCGCCCATATACGCCTGGATCTGGTCGTAGTAGCCCGGGTTCCAGTCGCGATACGATCCCGCCTCGACCAGCTCCCCAAACTTCTTCGCCTTCGCGGTCTTGATCTCCAGCAGCCGCCATTCGCCGTCGCTCGGCCGACCCCACCGGATCATCCCGTCGAGGTGCCCGATGCCGACACGCTCCGGCATCTCGACCTCGAACTGCGTCCCATCTTCGCGCCGCGTCCTGACCTCGTACCCGGCAGCCGTGAGCCAGTCGATGACGGCGCCCTCGAGATAGCTCCCGATGTCGAACGTCATCAGCGCCCGACCTTCCGGCGGCCTCTCGTCCGGCACACCAGTCCGAATCGCCCACAGCTCGCGCTGGCACTTCCCAATCGACGAGAGCCGGACGGTGAACGCCGAGTCCGCGTGCTTCGCGCGCTCTTCCTCAAGCGCCGCGTGGATCTTCTTCTCGATCTCGCTGTGTCTTCGTGTCAGCTTCGGGATCAGAGCCATGATGAACCTCGGAAGGAATGGGTGGCCGGGAGCCCTGAAGGAACGACCCGGACCCGGCCACCCGTGAGGAGCCGGGTCGCTAAAACGGAATCGTGTCGTCGTCGGGCTGGATCTCGGCCCGCATGTTCGGCTTCGGTGCGGACTTCGGCTTTGCCGGCGGCGGGGTCCCGTGGCCCTGCTCGGCCCTCCATTCCGCCACGCTCTTGAACGCGCCCGGCTTCGCCTTGCAGCCGTCCTCGTCCGCGTACTTCGGGTCCTTCTGCTTGTCGCGGTAGACCTCGATCATCACGGGCTTCCCGTAGAGGACCGACGTATCGGTCATGTCGTCCGGGTTCTTCGCCCCCGCGGCGATTGCCAGCGCCTTGAGCTTCGCCCGTGCGATCTGCTCGGCCTGCTCGCTCTGCGCGTGACTCACGCACAGGAAGTCGAACACGCGCTGGTTCTCGTACTCGCCCTCGATGATCTGGAACTGCATCGAGAGGCCCGTGCCCCAGGAGTACGGCTTCGCCTCGTCCTCGACGAGCGCGCAGCGATACCACCCGGGCTCGATCATCTTGCGCGCTCCGCGTCCTGCTCGTTCCACTTCTTCCTCGGTCACGTTGCTCAGGTTTCCCACGTCGCCCAGATACGCCATTACGCAGCCTCCTCATTCGTCTCGGTCGGTTCTTCGGCGGCGACCTTCGGCGCCACCGCGGCTCGCAGCGCAGCGCGCAGCGGTCCATAGGGATTGTCGAGCGGCAACTCGATCGGGCTGTCGAGCCCGTACCGATTGCCCGCCATGTGGCTGCCCGTGTCCTCGACGATCAGCTTTCGAGTGCCCGTCGCGTACGCGGTGCGCGTCGTGCGCGCCGCATCCTTCGAGCCCTTGTCGATCGCCTTCCGTTCGAGGTCGATGTAGCCGATGATGTCGGACCACTTCGTCACGACCGCCAGCGCGTCTTTGTGGAGCGAGGGCGACATCCGCGAGTAGGACCCGGCCGACACGTCGTCGACCGTCTCCAGCTTCGAGTGGGCCGCGCACCAGATCGCGACCCCTCGGCGCCGTACCGCGTCGAGTTCCCGGCAGAACTCGACCCAGACCGACGCGCAGAACGTGAAGCCCTTGTGGTAGGCCATGAACTTGTCGAGCTTCCCCTCGAACTCATCCCGCACGACCTTCGCGCGGATCAGCTCCTCGACCCCCGTGAGACCGTCGATGCCGACCGCCTTGTAGGGGTGCTCGCTCGTCGCCAGCTCGCGCAGCGTCTCGATCAGGGTCTCGTAGTCGGTCGGCTGCGGGGTGCGCGCGTAGTCGAGCGTCCCCTGGCCGTCCTCGAGCGGGATCATGATGAGGTTCGGGATGCTCGCGATGAGCGAGGTTTTGCCCGACTTGGGCTCTCCGTAGATGACCGCCCGGGGCGGCCCGATCTTCCTTCCGGTCTGCACTTGACTCAAAATGGACATGGCACTCTCCTTCGTTGTGATCCATCCAGCCGGCAGCGCCGCCCCCTTGGTGACGCCGCCGGCCATCCACGCAGCTACTACCCTGCGCTTACGGATGCGCCTCGCTTCCACCCAATCGGTCAAGCGTGGCGGGCATCGGTGCCGGAACTCCCGGCTCCGAAAAACTGTCGATGGCGCGGCGGATGTCGTCCTTCGTCATCGTGTCGAGGTCGAGCTCGAGGCGCCTCGCGTGCGACATCGGCCGGACGTGCTCGATCGGTCGCGGCGGCGGCTTCGCTTGGTACTGGCGCCGCATGATCGCCTCGGCGACGGCTTCACTCTCGCGCTCTTCCTGCTCGCGGCGGATCTGGCCGTTGAGGATCATCCCCAAGCCGGCGCCGAATGCGGCGAGGACCGAGAAGCCGAGCACCGCACCGCCGATTACGATCGAGACGACTCCGAGGCCGTTCATTCCGATGAGAGCGTTCACGATTGACCCTCCCGCGGCTGGTAGCCGCACTTGCTGGTTTGCAGATCCGCCCAACCGATGGGCAGCTTGGCCTGCTCAGCGAGGCGCCGGACGGTCTTGGAGACGTACCGATCGCAAGCGGTGTTGGCGCACGAGAGCCGGCCAAGCACAATCGAGTCATCGCTCGATCGCAGGCAATACGCGCGGTCCCGATACATGGCGCTCACTGCTCGCCCCCCTCGCCGCACTCCTCGCACACCAGCTCGTGGTCGCACTCGCGTCGCGTCGGAGGGCTGTCGAGCGCATCGCGCATTTCGTCGCAGACGGCGCAGATGTACGGCTTCATCGGAGCAGCTTCCCGACGCCGAGGCACACCGAGCAGTCGTCCCACACGTCCTTCGTCCGGTAGCCGGTCCATGAGCCGGGATCGCCGATCATCTCCTCGTCTCGCACCGTGCCCGAGCCGTCACACTCGCCGCACTCGACGCCGGCCGACTCGACCAGCTCGCGAACGTGCTCGTCGTTGACCGTCTCGCCAGCGTGTTCGAGGCCGTGATTGATCCACTCGACGAGGACGGCGATTCGGCGGTGCAGCTCAGCCGTGTCGCGCCTGTGCGCATCGCGCAGGGCGTCCATGCGCTTCAGGTTCTCGCCCGCAGCGGTGCCGATCTTCATCAGGTAGGTGGAGGCTTCGCGCTGCGCCATTTCGGTGCGCAGGTTGGCGTCGGCCAAGTCATGGCGGACGGCGCGCACCTCGCGCTCCAGCGATTCGGCGCGGGTCAGTTCCTCGGCCCACTTGCCCCGCCACCGCTCAATCTCAGCGCGCAGATTGCGGAACTCGGTGGGGATCTCGGAAAGGCGGACCAAGCGCTCGGGCTGGGATTCGGTCGGGGCGGGAACGGGGCTGGACATGGCTTCAATCTCCTTTAGGGGGAACCTAAAGAAGACCTCGGCTTACGTCAACAAAAAATGTAGGACCAGCTTAAATTTTTTTCTTGGGAAGCGGTTTTTCGTTTGGCGGCGCGGGCTTAGCCTCGAGATGTGCCGCAATGAGCGCCCGGATGTCGGCCCGTTCCTCTTCAGAAAGCAGGCCGAGCTTCTTCATCAGCTCGCCGCCGAGCATCGTATCGGTGGCCCAGGTCGTTGCGCCGAGCCCTCTCGATCCACGGTCAAGCCGCCCCATGACGAACTCCACATCCTCTCCGAATAGCTCGGCGATCTTCAAAGCGTTCGGCGCAGACAGGGCGGTGATCCCCTGAATCCATTGCGTAACGGACGATGGCGTCACGCCGAGCCGGCGGGCGAGCTCGCTTTTCGTCATCCCGTGAAAGTCGAGCAGCGCGGCAAGGCGCTTTGCGACCTTCGGGTTCGGGCGAACTACTGAGCGATTCGTGGGCATCGGCGGAAGTGTAAGAGTCGGCGCCATATCTGGCGATACGCAACTCCCAACAGCCTTTCCCTAAAGCCCCCTTGCGCCCCGAGCGGTCGTATTTTAGGCTGTCCCTCAGCATGGACAAAGAACCCGGATACATCCTGCTCCGACGATTCCGCGAGACGCTGGGGCTCACGCAGGGCGAGATGGCGGCTGAGGCCGGGATCAACTCGGCGTATCTCTGCCAGCTCGAATCAGACGTGAACCCGATCGGGCATCGCGCGGCGATGAGGCTGTGGAATGCGTACCGGAAGGAATTCAGAGGCGCGGGCATCACGCTCGAGGATCTACTGAGGCAGCCCGACGTACCCACATCCAAGCGACGAACTCCACGGAAGCAGGGTGCAGCGAGATGATGCTTGCACACTTTCTGACGAGGTGCAGAAGCCGGTTTTTTTTTTTTTGAGACTGCCCGTCAGGCTAGCCCCTTGACGGGTTTTGCTTTTTTGGCGGGGGGCAGGGGAGCGGTCGTGGATCGCTGAGTCGCGCAGGCCCGGCGCGCGGCCCCGAAAAGTCCGGGCAACTCATTCGAGGGGGTGAGATGACACAGCTCAGTCTCGATTCATATCGGCCGCACCGCTTCGACGGCCCGGCCTACGTCCCCGAACGCGACGACGCCCGCCTCTCGGGCCAGATCGAGCGCGTCTACCGCCTGATGCGCGACGGCGAGTGGCGGACCCTCGACGAGATCGCTCGAGCGACGGGCGACCCGCAGGCCAGCGTCAGCGCCCAGCTTCGCCATCTCAGGAAGGCCCGCTTCGGTGGGCACCGTGTCGACCGGGAGTACGACGGGGCAGGGCTGCACCGTTACCGGCTCATCCCGAATCTGAGGCCGGCATAGGCGTCGCTGCACGAGAGTGGCATCAGGGACGGGCCGGGGAAATACCGGAATCCGGGTGAAGTGGGGGAGGGAAGTCGGTGGCGACGCCGCGAAAACACTGGTTCCGGGTGGCGGATTCGATTGCAGATGAAGACTTCAGGAACGACGAGCTCGCGTTTCTGATTCGGCTGATGGCCGCACTCAATACCCAGTGGGCGAGAAACGGACTTAGCGCGGAGGACGCTTGCCGCATCACGCTCAGCGAGTCTGCGTTGATGTCGCTGGCCGACGTTCGCAGGCCGGACGCGGCAATGGGCATCCTGGCTCGTCTTCAGCAGAAGCTGTCAATCTCCGTCGATCTTGTTGGGACTGGCGCTCCGGGCGTTTACTTTCTGCACTCGCCGTCTACCAGGCTCGTGAAGATCGGAAAGACCTCGAGTCTTTGGCAGCGTTTCGATGCGTTGAAGCGCGAGCGCGCAGATGTGCAGCTCATCGGATGGATTCCGACCCTGGCGCACGCGAGCCTTGAGCGGCAACTCCACGCCGAGTTCGGCGCTGATCGAGTCGAAGGCGAGTGGTTTCAGGCAACCGCGGCGCTGCTCAAGCGCGCGTCCGACGCAGCCGGCGGTCAACCGCCACGCGCGCCGCAGTCGCGCGCCGGTCGACTCATTGTCGCCATTCGCTGGGAGAAATGGTCGGACTTTCAGGGGCTTGCGAAGATCGGGATGCCCGAGAGTCGCCCCCTCCGCAAGACGCCCCCGCAAGACGCAAGACGCAAGACGCAAGAAGGAGTGGAGGAGGCGCCTCCGGCGCCCGCGGCTGCGCCGCTCCCCGACCCGCCCAAGGCTCGCTCCAAGCGGGTGAGGTCGGTCTGCCCGGACGAACTCGACCCGGACCAGCGTGACGCGATCCGGTCATGGGCCGCAGATCAGGGCATGGACCTCTCGGGACTCCGGGCCGAGTGGGACGCCTGCCGGGACCACTTCCGAAGCCTCGGGGAGATCCGGGCAGACTGGCCCGCCACGTTCCGCACTTGGCTCAGACGCTCCGCGCGCTTCGCGGCTCGAGACTCCAAGGCCATCACCGCCGAGTCCCCCGCTCAAGCCCGAGCCCGCCGAACCAAGGAAGCGGGGGCCAAGGCGTACGAAATGATCCAGCAGCGCAAGCTCGAACTCATCGGGGGAGGTGTCGCGTCGTGAACGACGAGCAGATCCGAATCACGGCCCTGACCGAGATGTTTCTCGGCCTCGGTCACGAGCCAACGCCCGAGCGGATCGCGTACTACACGCGGCTCCTCGTGAACGTCCCGATCAAATACATCCGCGTCGCGTGCGATCAGGCGGTCGTCGCGTCGAGCACGGGATACCCGCCGAGCCCTGGCGAGATCATCCGGCAAGCGGAGCGGATCCACCGGGAGATCGTGACGCGCGAGCGGCGAGAGCGGGCGGATGCGGAGCTCGCAGCAGAGGTCGCGAAGCTGACCACGGAAGAATCGCCGGACGAAGTGGGCCGGCTGATTGACATGGCACTCAACAAGCAACGAGGGACCCGATGACCACCGATTTTATCTACACCCCCGCCCGCCAAGAGTCCGCCGCAAAGCTCGCGGCGCGCAATCGCAAGCTGACCGACGACCAGGTGCGCGAGATCCGCACCGCACTCGCTGCGGGGCTTCGCAAGCAGACCGAAATCGCGCGGTCCTACGGCGTCTCGGATGGCGTCGTGAGCCGCATCAAGTCGGGACAGGCGTGGAAGGGCACCGAGTGACGCTTTTCGCGTGCGTGTTCTTGTGTCTCGTGGTGGCGCTGTGCGCCGAGGAGGGGAACCGATGATGCGTGCGATTTGGACGGATCGTGATGGGGATGAGATCGAAGTGGAATCGAGCGGAGTCGACGGCGAATTCCTGTCGATTGGGATTGGCGAGGAGTACGTGCTGCTCAACGCCGACGACGCCGAGTCCTTCGCCGCGTACCTGCGGGCCTGGGCGCTCAAGCAGCGGGAGGGGGTGTGATGACCGACGATCAAATCTGGGAGCGCAGCTCGATCGGGGAGCGGGTTGATGCCCTGATGCGGAAGCTGCAAGACACACCATCCGGGCAGGCTTTTCGGCATCTGGAGTCCAAGGTCGACGCAACGTATCAACTCGCCCAAGGCGTTGACGATGGCCTCGACACGCTGCGGAGCAGGCTGGACTCGCTCCGGACGATGGGGCCGCCGACGGTGCCTGACCCCGGATTGGCGCATAGGCTGGCGAGCGTGGAGCGGAAGCTATGGCCGGACCATCCGACATCCGAGCAGATCGAACGCTGGAAGCGGATCGAGGCGGCGGCGAAACTGGCCATCAAGGCGCAAGACGAGGGATTTTCGCCGCTTTTCGAGATGAGACTACTCCGCAAGGCCCTCGAATCGTGAGCATCAACCGATTCGACGCCGCAGTCGACCTGAACCAAAAAGCGATCGTGGACGCGCTCCGCAAGGTCGGCGCCAAGGTCGAGATCATCCGCAAGCCGCTCGATCTCCTCGTCGGCTTCAACCGGCGGACCTACATCCTCGAGGTCAAGCAGGTCAAGGGCCGCATCAGTCAGGGCCAGGAGGATTTCATCCGCGAATGGCCGGGCGACATCGCCTGCGTCGTGCGCTCCGCCTCCGAGGCGCTGGCCGTCATCGGCTGCGAGACGAGGGGCGTTGAGGTGGGGCCGAGGGTCATGACGAGTCCGTGGCTGGATGGGAGGCCGGTCGAATGAGCGACGAATCCAAGCCGGCCACGCCCGACGAGCTCGAGGCCCTGAAGACCCTCGCCGCCATGCAGGCCCACGAGATCGAGCGATTGCGACGCGACCTCGACGAGGCGCACCGCGTACTCACAAGGCTGGCCGCCGCACAGCTCGGGATGGTGGGATAGGGCGCTCTACGATCGCCCAGAACGCGACAAAACGGGCGAGAGCCTGTAGCGTCTTCGGATGCAGCCAAGGCCGCTCCGAAGGGCCTACAGAGCGCCCCATGCACCATCCAGCGTTGATCGCGAAACCTGGGGCGATTGGGGACAGAAAGCATGGCAGACAAACCGACCGAGATAATCCGTAGCGTTATCGCAGACTTGCCGCAGAATCAGCTATCCACGCGGCAACTCAAAATTGCGGCGGGATTGTCACTCGTTCGGGACCAGGGCTACACGTTCACCAAGGCTGCGGCAGAGGCTGACGTGCCTCTCTCTACACTCTGGCGCGCCTCTAGGGGCCTTGTCCCTGCCACAGACGGCAAGGGCGTCGAGATCAACGATGCTGCGCTCGTGGCCGCGTCGTTTGATGTCGCCCAGGTCGCCGCAGGCATCATGACCGAGCGCATGGTCGATAACCCCGAAGCATGGGCCAATGGAGATTTGGTCAAAGCGTACGGCGTGGCAACGGACAAGATCGCAATGAAGCGAGGCTGGAAGCAGGGCGACCTTCAACGCGCAGCCGATGAGGGGCTGTCTGCTATCGGCAAGATGCTCCAAGGCCACACCATCACGGCGACACCAATCGATCGGGCTTCCCGGGCCATCGATGTCACTGCTTCCAGTACGGCAAGCGAACCCGACTAGATTGGGTGGGGATTGGAGGAGGGCAGGGCGACTGAGAATCGGCCCGTCCGCCGCCTCATGCGTACCATTGCGGCCCGCTCGAGCTCCCCTGGCGCCCCCATTCGCTATTGACACCACCCGATAATCAGGGTCGATGACCCGTTATCACCCCGCATAGTGCGCGAGGGAGCGTATACCCGCTCGCCTCGGGGGGCGCAGTTTACATAATGCAGCTTATCGGTGGTGTGAACCCCGTTCTGGGGTGGATTGGCCGCGACTGAACGATCGTTCACCGGGCTGGCCGTGGGGTCGAGGCCCCGGCTTCCGGGGGGTGGGGGTCGCGACTACGGTCACTGTCCCCCCATATATCCAACCCCCCAAAACTCAGCCCGCGGGGGATCGCAGGGTCATCTTGCGGCTACCCGCAGACCCCATTCTGCCCCGGCCCGTTGATCTTGATGCACTGGCATCCTTGGCCGCAGGCGAAGTCGTTGAAGCAGGAGAAGCCTTCGAGGCAGTTGCCTTGCGCGCAGGAGGGCTCGGGGGAGGCGAGCCAGCTGGTGACGAGCAGAGCGGCGGCAAGCAGGAGGATTCGCATGGTGGCACCTCGACGATTGGGTGCCTCGACGCTAGCGGGGCGGGAGCGGCGCCTCAAGGGCGGCGCGGTGAACTGGATTCAGGACATGGAAACCCATTCCCGCCGACCGGGAAATGTTGAATCGGGTCAGGTCTTTGCGGTCTGAAGTCTGTTTCCGCTTCGCTCGGTTGCCAGAGTCGCCAGGTGCGCGAGCTCGCGGATCGGTTCACCGGGTACTGTGCGCCATGGGCCTATCCCTGCGACGACGCAATGCCTGCCCCTTTCGGGTCTTCTCCGGTGGGTGGGTCTTCTAGCCTCACCACGGGGTCCTGATCCCCCGCCTTGCAGAGTTCAGTCGTTACCTCTCCATGATCGTGTACGTCCCAGCCAGCGTGCTGGCCGAAGCCGACCCAACCGAGATCGCCATGATGCAGCTATTGGGGTAGATCCTGATCCCAGGCGCCGGGATCGTGACGGGGCTCGCAATGTTCGCGACCGTGTTCGGGATCGTGACCAGGGGCCGGAACAAGACCAGCGCAAAAGTACCCGACGTAAACGTCGTGCCCGAGTTGAACGACGAGATCTCGCGGATGCCCCGGTCGCCGGCCGCGAGCTGAAACGGCATCCACGTCCCGATGACCGGCGTTGCCGGAGACTGCCAGCCAGCAAGCGCCGAAAAGGTCCCCGTGTTCGGGCTGTTACCCTCGCTGTCCCGGTAGGTGATCGTGGTGGTCGCGACCGCAGCCGCGTTGCCGAGAGCCGAGAGAGCAAGGATCGCTGCCTGCACGCCCTCGCCGTCGGTGCTTCCGTTGATGTCTCGAGCAGGGCCAAGGCCACCGCCCATCGCAATCGCCTGCGCGCCCGCCGCGACTGCGAGGCCGCTGTTGTACCAGAGCACGTCGATGAGCTGGATCGGCTCAGCAACCGAGCCCGCGATAGTGACTGCGGTCAAGTAGAGGTTGCCCGACGCCGGATCGGTGAGAAGGTGAGCGCCGACCTGCGCTGCACCCGCCGGATCTGCCGCGTTGGTGGCCGTCGAGCAGTCCGTGTCCCAGCCATTCACGCCCGGAGCGCCGGGCACCGCAGCGCCAGGGAAGCCCGCGTCCTTGCTGTAGTTGATCCAGTAGCCAGCCGCGTCCTTGGCCGTTCCCACCTTCTGGAAGCTGTACGTCTTGCCGTTGTAGCCCGAGTCCGTGAGCGGCTGCACCCGGGCGATGCCCGAGGCCGTGTAGAGCGTCCACTTCGAGCCGTCGTAGGCCATCGACTCGCCCGGGGAGAGCGAGGCCGAGTAGATGGTCCGGTTCGACGCTGAGCGATCGACCTGCACCGTGACGACGTTGGCCGTGGTCGTGCTCGTGTTCCGCGCGGAGAGCTGCGTCACCAGCCGCCAGTTCGACGCAGACGGTGCCGCAACGGCCGTCGTCGTCGTGGCCGACGAGATCTGACCGACCGACGTGCCGGGCGTCGTGAGCGCCGTGGCGGTCCGATTGGCCCATTTGATCTGGTAATCCACCGCGGCAGTCGTCGTCGTGACGATCTCCAGCGCGTCCGTCGAGCCCTCGAGCTCGATCGAAAGGGCGGGATCAGCCCAGAGGCTAGAAGCCAGCGAAAGCAGCAGCAGCGATTTCCGCATAGCCCACACCTCCCCCACCGCCGCCATCCGACCCGTCGCCCACACAGGAGTCCGGGATCGGGGTAGAGTCGTTTTCGAGCACGCAGTTGTCCGTCAGCAGGTCGCCGTCGTCGATCTCCTGCTGCACAAAGGCCGTCGTTGCGATCGACGTATCGCTGTCATTGGCAGAGGCCGTCGTTGAGGTCGAAGCCGTCAGGGTGTCGCTGACCTGAGCGTCCGTGGCTGTCCCGGCCAGCTCGGAAAAGTCGACCGCCGAGCTGTCCACGGTGAACGTGGCACCGGACCCCGAAACGGTAATGTCGCCTTTGTCGCCGTCCGAGACGCCGCCCCCGCCAATCGCGGCCCCGTCGATCGTCGTGCCAGGAGCCAGATCGCAGGGCGAGTTCCGGCAGTCGTTCTCGTCGAGCAGGGCGTCGAGCCGGCGGGAGTTGTGCCCCTCAAGGACGGACTGGGCCTTTCCAGCTACAGGAAGAGCGACGACGAACAGGACGATCCCCGTCGAAACGCTTCGGGCCAGACGGGCCGCCAACGTGTCCGCCTTCACCAGCTTCTTGCGCCCGTAGAATTGCCGACGTGACAGCAGCATCTCGGCGATGTCGTCCGGCGTGAGGCTTCGCTCCGGGGGCGGCGGCTGCGTCTCGACGCCGTGCCGGGCGCACCAGTCGTCCAGGGCCATCCGCCGCAGCGCCTTATCCTCGAGCGTCAAGCTCGACTTCTTCGCGATAAGCATCCGCCCAATCTAACACCTTGCTACCCGAAACGCGACAAAGGTTTGGAATAGGTGTTGCGCTTCTGGCGACTCCACGTAGAGTGCCCCCAAAAGAGCGTCCGAACGAACGTTCGTTAGGACACCCCCCGGAGGACATTTATGCCCGCTGCCACCGTTGTTACCTATGGGGGTCCCGAGCGGAACCTCACCCACCCGCTCAGCGATGCGTCCATGCACCGCTGGTCCCTCGTCGCGGGCAACGGCGATACCCACGACACCGGCTTCGGTACGCGCGTCGGCATCATCGAGACGGCGATCACCGGGACGCAGAGTTCAGGGGTCCCCGCCTATCCGACCGGGAACTGCGCGATCTCGTCCATCTCGAATGGCGTCGTCACGTTCTCGGCTGCGGGCTCGACTCTCTTCGACCTGATCGTCTGGACGAGCAAGTAGGCCGCCCCGATTGACGGCCCCCGCGCGGGAAATGACGCCGCAGGAGATTGAAGCCGCCGAGGCTGAAACCCGGCGCTTCATCTGGCGTGCATTCGGCTACCGCACGCACGAGCCCGCCGTCGATGCGTTCCACAACTCCCGCGCCCGCACGAAGATCGTCTCCTGCCCGGCCCGTACGGCCAAGTCGTACTCCGCTTGGAAGGACATCCTCCCCGACATCCTGATCCACGGCGCGAAGGCCCAGCAAGGGCTTGATCCCAACGCCAAAACCCAGATTGGCTGGATCGTCGCCCCTAACTACGTCCTCGCCAAAGAGTTCGACTACGCCTGGACCGATCTCGTCGAGAAGGCCGCCTCGGTCGGCTTCAAGTTCAAGATCGAACGCAAGATCAACAACGTGTCGCAAGGCGACATGACCATCATCATCGACTGGTGTGAGAATCCGAACACCCACGAACGGGTCAAGGACATCATCACCGTCAAGTCGGCGACCAACATCAACGTCCTTCAGGGCGAAGAGGTCGACTGGGCGATTCTCTCGGAAGCCGCCCGGCTGCCCGAGCTGGTCTGGACGAAGTTCCTCTCGACCCGCGTAAAGCGGTCCATCTGGCCGACGACCCCCGACAACTCCGCGCGGTGGATCTTTCAGGAGATTCAGCGCGGCAAGAGCAACCCCGCGCTCAAGATCGAGAGCTTCAGCTTCACGACGCGCGCGAACCCCGGCTACCAGTACGAGCGGTACTGGATCGAGCACCAGAAGGCCGAGCTCCGCGGCGGCGCCGTCTCCGGCCTCATCTATCCGGAGGACGACCTGAAGGGCCCCAGCCCCGACAACGGCCACGACTGCTTCAATGCCCTGACCGAATGCCGCGCCATGAAGGACGACGCCTTCGCCGAGCAGTTCGGCGGGCAGTGGACGTTCTCTCGAGGCCGCGTCGTCCCCATCCGCCGCGAGACGGGGATGCGCGGCGAGCCCTCCCACGTCGTCCCGTACACGCCCCGGTGGTGCGAAAACGCGGACGTGCACATCGCGTTCGACTACGGCTACGAGGACTACACGGTCGTCGGCTTCTGGATGGTCGGTCCGCAGCAGGTCTTCCTGCGCCACTCGATCTACGAGAACCACATGACGGCCGATGATGTCGTCGATCGCGTCAAGAAGATCATTGCTGAGAACAAGTGGGAAGGGCGCGTGAAGCGCATGATCGGCGACCCGAAGAAGCCCGAGGTCGTCGAGGTCTTCCGCCGCCGCGGGCTCCCCATTTTCGAGATGGACAAGAAGGCGCAGGCCGACCGCAAGGCCGGGCACCTCGAGCTGATGAACTTCCTCGCCGTCAATCCCAAGACCGGCGAGCCCTACATGATGATTCACTCCGACAACCACGAGATTGTCGAGGAGTTCGATGCCCTCACCTACAAGGAGGGCGTCAAGGATCCCAGCGCGACGGGCGCCATGATCGGCCGCGACGACGGCTACGACATGACCCGCTACTTCGTCCAGAGCCATCCCCCGATCTCGCATCACACGAAGATCGTGAAACTCGACGACACCGACTTCGCGAAGACGCGGCGCATGATCGTTCGCCACCAGAAGACCCGGCGACAGACCGTGCCGATGGGCGGGGCCTCGGGCCTTGCGCGGGCGGGCATGTAGATGGCACGCCCCAAGAAGACCGTCGATGTGGAAGACGCCAAGGCCATGCTCCGAATGGCCGACATGGAGTGGGCCAACGCGGGCCTCATCCCCAGCATGTCGAACAACCCGGGCCAGGGCGCGTCGTCGTCCTACATGGCGATGCGGTTCCTCGATGGCTTCCGGGGCGACTTCCCGAGTTCGATGCCGCGTGCCGTCGAAGAGGTCGACGAGTTCGTCGGCAACATCCTCTTCAGCATCATCAACACGGTGGCGGCGCAGACGAGCGCGCAGGACCCCGAGCCCGTCATCCGTCCCCTCGGCGGGACTGCGGCGGGTGAGGATGCGTGGCGCCGCGCGTGGCTGAACCAGAAGATCGTCACCTCGCTGATCCGCGAGAAGAAGTTCCGCCGCGAGGTCGACCGCGCATTTCTCTCCTCGCTGCTCCTCCCGTTCGGCATGGTCCGCCACGGATTCACCCCCGATGTCGAGTTCGAGAACGACAAGGGCGAGGTGATCGCGCGCTTCAAGAACCAGACGCCCGATCTGCCGTGGATCCAGTTCGTCCGCCCGTGGCAGGTCCGCATGGACCCGCTCGTCAACTCGTTCGACATGGACGGCGAGTGCGGGTGGATCGCGTTCCAGAACCTCTACCGATCCCGCAAGGAGATCGAGGACAACCCGGCGCTCAAGGGCTCGGACGGCTGGAAGCCCACGTTCCATTACGACATGCGCCCCTACCACGAGCGCCGCAAGCCCGCCGCGACACACTCGGGCGTCATCGGGGCCAAGCCCGGCGACAAGAACATGATCTCGATGTGGGAAGAGTGGGTGATCTACGACGCCCACAAGCGGACGTTCTTCGGCATCAGCCACGGCAGCGACAAGCTCGTGCGCGCGGAACGCGACTGGCCGCTCGAATGGGGACAGCTTCCCGCGTCGATCCTCACGCTGAACGAACAGCTCGACAGCCCGTTCGGGATCCCGTTCCCGAAGGTTATTTGGCACGAGCTGATGATGTACAACAAGGTCTGGACCGTCCTGAAGGCCCTGACGAATCGAATCCGCCGGATCATCTTCGTCAACAAGAATGCGTTCGGCTCGTCCGAGGGCCAGCTCGAGAACCTTCTCAATCCCGACTCCCTCGTCGAGTTCATCGAGTGCGATGCCGTCGATGGCGTCGTCAACGAGGTGGCGATCGGGAACATCGACGGTCAGCTCCTCGGGCTCGTGTACCAGCTCAAGGAACAGATCCGAGAAGTGCTCGGTGTGTCCAGCTTCGATCGAGGTCAAAGAGCGAACGTTCAAACAGCGGCAGAAGCCTCCCAGATCGGCGCAGGCAGCCAGATGGCAAAGAGCCGCATCCAATCGAAGTTCGAGTCCTTTTGGACTGACATCATCCGAGCGGCACACCGGGCACTTCTCAATACCGAAGACGCGCGACCGTTCGTCGTCCCGATCATCGGCGAGGGGAACTTCCTGTTCCTTCAGGAGTCCGAGGTCCAGGCCGGCTTTGTGAAGGCGACGCTCTCGGATCTGAACGGCGAGTTCGACTACGGCGTGAAGATGAACAGCTCGACGCCGATCGACCCGGGCGCCGAGTTTGCGAAGGTGGCCGCGTTCGCGCAGGTCACGAACGGCTTCCAGAACCCGATCGTCAATCCGGTCCACCTCGGCAAGCGCCTCGCGACGCTCGCGGGCGAAGACGCCCAGCAGCTTGTCGTGGATCAGCGCGTGGCGCAGCAGATGGGCGAAGAAGGTGTCGAGGGCGAGCAGCCCGGCGGTGGTCAGGCCCCGCCGCTGGAGTCCGCCTCGGCGCTCGCCAATGCGACGGGAGCGCCCACCTGATGGCGATGCTCCACGACTACTACTGCCGTTTCTGCGACGCCGAGGAATACGATCGGTGGACCGACGACGTGCCCGAGTGCTGCGGCCACGAGATGCGCGTCCTCATCACCCGCGTCAACGACTTCGAGTGGGGCGGACCTCGCACCTACACGCATCTGCGCGACGAGCCGTTCTCGTCCCGCTCTGAACTCAACGCCTACGCCAAGTCGAAGGGTCTTTCCCTGTCGCCGTCTGCGGACAAACACGGCGGCTCACGGAACGACATGTACGACAACGTGGGCAAGCTCTTCTCTTATCGCGGCTCCCCCAAAGGCGGAAACAAACTCTACACCGATGGAGTCAGGAGACAGTGATGGAAGAGCAGCTTGAATTGAACGGGACCGAGCAGGAGACGACGCAGGAGACGCCCGCGGTCGATCCGAAGATGGTCGAGCTTCAGTCGAAGTACGAGCGGCTGTCGAGCCTCGAGCAGTACGTCGACGCACTCGGCGGCGCGGAGAAGCTGTCGGAGCTCGCCTCGCTCGGATACCAGATCCGCAACAACCCGGATCTCGTGGCGGTCATCCAGAACCACCTCAGCGGCAAGCCTGCGGCGCCGGAGCCCGAGCCGGTCGACTTCTACGACCCCGAGGTCAAGGCGCTGCACGAGCGCGTGGACCCGAAGCTCGACGCGCTAGAGCGTCGCAATGCCGAGCTCGAAGCGCGTCTGATCCGCGCCGAGACGGTCCAGTACAAAGAGAACGTGACGGTCAACATCGAGAAGGTGCTCGAAAAGTTCAAGGACGACGACGAGCTTTTCAGAGAGGCCCACGACCAGCTCACGAAGGCCATGTCCAGCGCATCGCCGCAGCAACTCGAACAGCTCGGCTCGGAAGCCGGCGTCAAGACGCTGAAGATGATGCTGATCGACCAGCAGGAAAAGCTCTACGAGCGCCGGCTGGCTCAGGCTGCCAAGAAGACTACGGAGCCCACGGAGGCACCCGTCCTGTCGAAAGCCACCGACGCGCGTCACTCGACGCGAGCCGCGCTTCCGGCAAATACCGTGAGTGTGAGGTCCGGCCAAAAGCTCACACCGCAAATGACAAGAGAGATCATGGAGACAGTGACGGCGAAGATGGGGAAGGACCCCAAGTCTTTCTGGAACTAGCTCACTCTCGAATCTTCTGACCAAGGGGAAAGATCATGGCGATTGCCGATCTGACTGAAACCCGTACTCAGAACGAGATCCTTTCCACGACCGCTGAGGCGATCCATCCGGTGATCCTCGAGAATGCTCTCGACGCTCACCCTGGCATCTCCATCTTCGCGGGAAAGATCGGTTCGGTCCTTTCGGGCCAGATCGGCGCGGACGGATCTCCTTCTGGTACGGCGGCTCGCGCGATGTCCGGCGAGTCGATCAAGGTTCGTGCCAAGCTCGATAGCAACGGTTCCGCACGACGCATGTCGAGCGGGTACTCGTCGTTCAGCCCGGACACGAGCGACACGCTGCGTGGCACGCGCGCCAACTGGAAGCTCTATGGCGCGACCGCCATCATGAGCGGCCTCGAACGGCGCAACAACCGTGGCGCGCAGCAGCTTGCGGATCTCTGGACCCACAAGCAGACCGACTCGACCTCGGCGCTCGTCGATGTCGTAGCGAGTGACCTGTTCTCGACGGCCTCTCCGGCCAACGCGATCACGTCGCTCGACTCGATCGTCGCGGCGGGCTCGACGAGCCTTCAGGGCGCGGCCGCTTCGACCTACTCGAAGTGGACCTCGCGCGGCCTGTCGGCCAAGGGGACGGCTCCGGCTTCAGTGTCGTTCGCGGGCGGCTCGTTCGCTGCGACTGGCCTCGCCAACTGGCGCAAGGCCAATCTGAACGCGACCGAGGGTGCCGTGACCCCGAACGTGCTCCTGACCACGGACGACGTGTACCTCTTCTACGAAGCGGCGCTCGTCCCGCAGGTCCGGTTCGCGTCGGACACGATGACCGGCCAGCTTGGCTTCTCGAAGCTCAAGTTCCGCGACACCACGGTCTTCCACGACCCGTACTGCCCGAGTGGGTACACCTACTTCATCAACACCGACACGCTGTTCCTGGCGTACGCGGAAGGCGCCCTGTTCAACATGACGCCGGTGATGGATCAGGCGTTCCAGGATGCCTTCAGCGTGAAGATCATCTTCCAGGGCAATCTGGTGTGCAGCGGCCGCAAGTTCAACAACAAAGTCACGAGCCAGACGGCTTAAGGAGGGATTGAATCATGTCCTATACCAATCCCGTTCTCATCGGTGGCGGCACCGCGGCTCAGTCCGTCTACGAAGTGGTCACTTCGCCGCGACACGAAGTCGGGACCCTTGGCTATCTCCAGGATGGCCGGGCGTTCGAGTACGTCCGTAGCCAGAGCGCCACTGCCATTGGCAAGGGCAAGCTGGTTACCTACGACCCGGTTGCGGCTGCCGTCGACAAGCTGGCCGTCGGCGTGGCTTCGGCCATCGGTTCGATGACCCAGTCTGTGACCGTCGCGACGACTTCCAACAACCAGTACGCAGGCGCCTACCTCAGCATCGACGACGATGCGGGTGAAGCCGAGCTCTATCGGATCGTCAGCCACCCGCTGCACGCTTCCGAGACGGTGTTCACGCTGGACCGACCCTTGGTCGTCGCTACGACCACGTCGACCACCGTGACCATCGTCCAGAGCGCGAACGCCGTGAAGCTCTCGGCGGCGGTGACTGCTCAGGCTCAGCCTGTCGAGGTCGCTGCGGGCGTGGCGCTTGTCGACGTCGGCGCGGGCAACACCACCAGCCAGTACTTCTGGGTTCAGAAGACGGGTCTGGCGAACGTGCTCTTTGGCACGGCCGTCGGTGCAGTTGGTCAGCCCTGCTACCACGGTGAAGACGCTGGTTCGTTCCAGGTCGTCACCATGGATCACGCGGACACGACCGATCGAACCGAGATCGTCAATCTCGGAACGATCGCGGCGCTTCTGCCGGTCGACACTGAGTACCACGTCGTCCGGTTGAACATCGCCTAGTGGCAATGGAGTGGGGCCTCGGAAGGGGCTCCACTCCACGTCCACTCAACAAGGAGAATCGAACGCATGGCAGCAGCCGAATATCTCGACATGGATGAGGACTACCAGAAGCTCGTGATGAAGTGGATGGCCGCAGGCCACGAAGTCATCCACGAGCGGAGAGTCTTCCGCCACCGGACCTACAAGAAGGACTTCCCTTCCGATCAGGTCATCAAGCGGAACGGTATCCCGTTCATCACGGATTGCGGCCACAAGCTGACGTTCGGCGATGTCTTCCCTGAGCGAGCCGACCTCGCACTCGACATGAACGGGTGCGTCGTCTCGCAGGAAGTCTTCACGACCCGGTACAAGGAATACCTCGGCTGGTTCCAGTTCACCGAGAACTCGGACCTCGACGCCGAGTTCATCCCTGACGTGAACGACTACCTGTCGCAGACCTACGACACGTTCAGCGACTCGAAGGGATTCGTCCAGATCGGGTACGACGCGCGCAAGCCTGCGGAGATCGAGGCAACTCATCTCTACGACCCGCGCAACGACCAGATGGTCGAGATCACGAAGAACCAGGAGCTCACCGCCCAGGTTCTCCAGTCGATGCTCGACAAGCTCACGCAGCCCGACAAGAACGGGCCGAAGAGGGTGGGGGCGTAAATGGCTCGAGTGACGGCGCTTGCGCTCCTGAACCGGGTGATGCTCTATCGGCGTCAGCCCACGGTGTCCTCGTACGTCAGTACGAACCCGGAGCACTTCGCCACGCTCAACGCCCTGAATCAAGCCAAGGAGGACATCCTCAGCACCCGGCGCTGGGAGTTCGACCTGCGGCACGACGGGCAGCTTGTCACCAAGGCTTCGCTGGTTTCGGACAGCATTGCCGCGACGTTCACGGCTGCTCAGGGCGACACGACGGGCGTCATCACGATGACGGGCTACACAGCCTCCGACTACACGGCCGGGGACTATGTGGCCCGTCTCGTCCCGACCGGGGACACGGAGTACGCCAACACGGCGTTCCGCATCACGACGACGCTACCGACGTTCTCGTTCGCGACCTTGAACTTCCCGATCGAGATGCCGAAGGCGTTCGTCGCGACGACCTGCGACCTCGTCTACTCGGAGTACCTGCTGCCCGACACCGTGCGGGAAGTGGTCCGGGTGAACTACGAAGAGGATGAGGTCAGTCTCAACCAGATCGACCCGACCGTCCGATTCGACGAGATGTACCCCAGCTACTCGTTCGAGAAGGGCTCGCCGCGCTCCCTGAGCATCGGCGGCTTTGACACGGGGACGCACTTCACGACGACCGACCCTGACCCGAAGCTCAGGGCCATCGTCTGGCCGATCCCCGACGACGCCTACGTCCTTAGCTACAGCTACTACTACCGCCACCCCGATTTCGCGGACGGCGACGACGAGCTCGTGGGCGTACCCCCTGATGTCGTCAATGACATCGTTTGGGCGGCGACCTCGATCATGTCGATGGCGTGGGACGCAAACTTCGCCGCCGCGCACTTCGGCGACATGGCGCAGCAGATGGCTTCTGTAAAGCACCGCGCCTACGGCGGGAGTTCGACGCGCCGCCACACCGTCCGAAGCTGGGACTCGGGCCGCAGCGTGAACGGGCTGTCTGAAGGATTCCCCGGCATCACGATCGGAGACACCTGATGCCTCTGCGTGGATTCGCCGCATCGCAGGCCAAGAGGCAGGAGCGCAAGGGCGTCTCGAACGACCTCGCGATCCTCGGCGGACTCGTGGAGGAGGAACACCCGACCGCGGTGCGTCCGACCGACCTCCTGCGTGCGCGGAACATCGTGCGGAAGGGCCGGACCACAGGCACCCGTCCCGGCCTCGCCATGAACGACGCCGCCTACGACGCGGCGATTTCGGGGACACCCGGCGTCCAGGGCATCTACGAGTTTCGGCGCAACAAGGACGCGAACCGCGACCTGATCGTCGTGGCCGATGGCGTGGTCTACACGGGGGACACGACCTCGCTCGACAAGGCGACGAACTCGGTCCAGATCACGACCGGGGACAACTACCTCTGGACGTTCGACACGTTCCAGAACAAGGTCTTCGCGGCAGGCGGGAAAGACACCGCGACCGTCGATTCCGTTTGGTACTGGACCGGCTCTGGCGCGCTCAACAAGCTGGATCTGGCAACGATCGGCCTGTCGGCGGGCGCGCGGTACGTCTTCTCCAAGTGGAACTTCCTTTTCCTTGGCGGCCTGAACGGGACGGCCTACAACGACAACCCGCTTGTCATCCGATACTGCAACTGGGGCGAAGACGCGACCGATGCCACCAAGTGGGCCGCCGCCAACTGCATTCCCGGGCAGACGCTTGGAGACAACTTCGGACCCGGCTCCTACGGCAAGGAGTACAACACCGGGATGGGGTCGTTCCAAGACAATCGGAACGACTTCCTGCTGATGTTGACCAACCGGCGCATCATCACGTTTGCGCCCAATCCCGCCGTAGCCGGCAACTCGACCGCATTTACGATGGTCGACTCGATCCAGACCGGGTGCGTCGGGCAGAACGCCTTCGTGAACCTCGGCGTGGATGTCGGCGATGCGGTCTATTC